ACTATATTAACATCAATATCATTTTATCTAGCAAAAGAAAATCCAAATATAGACCCAACCAGAATCATTGGTCAGATTGTTACAGGAATTGGATTTCTTGGTGCCGGTGTAATAATGAAAAATGAGGATAAAATTGTTGGAGTAACAACTGCTGCATTCATATGGATAGTATCAGCAATTGGAATATTAATTGGAGTTATAGGCTCTTTTTTATTTCCAATATTTTTAACATTTGGTCTTTTAATAATTAGTCGTATATTTGAAAGAGTAGAAACTTATATAAAAAATAGAAATCAATAATGAATCTAGAAATTGAGCGCAAATTTCTCTTGAAATCCTTACCAGAAGTTCAACCAGAACAAATTGTAGAAATACATCAATTTTATTTTAAAAACCAAGAAGGAATTTGGGAAAGAGCTAGAAGTTGGTCTTCATCAAATGGTGATCTTAAATACATACACACAATCAAAAAGAATGTCTCAAAAATATCCAATCTAGAAGAGGAGTATTTAATGACTTTAAAACAATTTAATGATTTTAAAACTAGATGTTATAAAACTCCTAATGAATCAAAGTATATAAAAAAAGTAAGATATATTTATAAAGATGGCGATCTTAAATGGGAAGTTGATGAATTTAATAATGGATATAAACTAATTATCGCAGAAATTGAAATTCCAACTGAAGAATATGAAGTAATTGCTCCAGAATTCATAAAAGACTTAGTTCTTATTGAAGTTACAGGAATGAAACCATTTAGTAATAGAAGTCTTTCAATTAAAATTAAAAATTTAAAATAATATTAAATGAGTTTAGAGATATTCATAGTAAAATGAATTAGATTTCTTAGAATTAATACTTCTTTTTGTAATAACAAGATTATATATATGACCTATTTGATCAGGAGATATTTTTTTTATAAATCCTTCAAATAAACTTATTTTGTGATCTATCGTTGGAAATTTTTTATTATTATGATGTAGTTTGAAATAGTCTTTAATATACTCTCCATCATAAAAATCATATCCATTCCAATTTTTAAAAAGATCTTCTTTGAATATTCTAGTTATTCTTCTAACTTCATTTCTATAAATTTTCCATTCATCTAAAAAATAATCACTAATAATTATACCATCTTTTATTTTTGATTGCTTCAATTTATTCTTAAAATCATCTGATTTAAATATGTTATCGACTCCATATTTTAATATATTTGTTTCTTTCCTTTTTTGCTTAGCTTTATCAGACTGAGTTCCATATTCAACACCATATTTTCTAAAATTGGTTTCCTTCGTTTTTTTAATAACATCAATAGATAAAAGTGGACAACAATTTCCATATTTAACTAAATTTGTTTCTTTAACTTTATTTAAAATATCTGAAGATTTTAAAGGATTATCAACACCATATTTAACTAAATTTGTTATTTTTGTTTTATGTTGTATTGAACATTTTTTACAAGTATATAGATTGTATTTAAAAAAACAGGTTTGATAGTTACAAAAAGTAACATTGGATTCTTTACTACAAATATCACATTTAACATCAACATAGACATTAGAAACTTTTGGCAAATCTTTAACATATATTAGTAATTTTTCACCATTAATTATATAATTTAGATTTTTATAAAAATTTCTATTTCTATTTGTAATTTTAACCTCAACTTTTTCTTGTATGATCATACAATATATATTAATATTTCAATTCACCTTTAAAAATAATATATGTTTATGGAACTAAGAATGTATGGACTAGTAAATTATCAATTGACCGGAATTCAAAAAGGTATACAATTTCTTCACGGTGTTGTAGAATATGGACAATTTATTAAGAATGTTGGCGGAGAAGAACTTATAAAATATAATGAATGGGCGGATAAATATAAAACCGTAATTTTATTAGATGGTGGTTCAACAAATACAAATCCTGAACGATTAGGATCACTAAACAATCCTTATGTACCAATTGAACATAATGAAAAATGGCTTATTAAATCTCTTAGAAAAAGATGTAAGGAATCAAATGATCAGAATCTATAGATTACTATAATAAATGGGTTGAATATATGGGTGGTGAAAAAAATGTATTTCTACGAGAATTTCTTAAAGATTTAAGAATGGCTTAATATGCAAATTAAAATAGATAATGAAATATTTGATTGTATAGATGGTATAGTTCAACTATCTATTGGAACACATGCAAGTATTAGTATTAATTTAGATCTTAATAAGAATCCTTCATATGAGCAATTTTTTATTAAACTATATGAATCTAGTAGATCTTTCAGAATTATTTCTAAAAATTTTGAAACAAATGGTACAAATATTAAAACTTTAGACTTTGATTTTAATAATAAAAGACTTAATGTCTCATTTCATTGTGATGTTTTAAATACAACCGATAAATCCCTTAGAAGGGATGATACAATCAATGAAATACTTGATAAAACTTTTAATAATAATGAAGATATAATATAATAATATAAAATAGCAATAAATTATGGGAAAAAATATTTCTGATGAAAATTACATCAAAGAAAATTATGATATCAAAAATGCTTTACAAGATGATGATGATGATATAGATGATAGTTTCAAACAAAAGAAGAATCAGAGTTTAAATTCGAAAACTCCAATTCTAGACTCATATAGTCGAGATTTAACTAAACAAGCCGAAGAAGGAAAATTAGATCCTATTGTTGGAAGGTTAAAAGAAATTGAACGCGTTTCTCAAATTCTATCAAGACGTAAAAAAAATAATCCAATTCTTATTGGAGAACCAGGTGTTGGTAAATCAGCTATTGCTGAAGGATTAGCCATTAAAATAATTCAAAGAAAATGTTCAAGAGTTCTTTTTAGTAAAAGGATTGTAACATTAGACTTAGCTTCAATGGTTGCTGGTACAAAATATCGTGGTCAATTTGAAGAAAGAATTAAAGCACTTATGGGAGAGTTAGAAAAAAACCCTGATGTTATTCTTTTTATTGATGAGATTCACACAATGATTGGTGCAGGTGGTGCATCTGGATCACTAGACGCATCTAATATGTTTAAACCAGCTCTTGCTCGTGGAGAAATCCAAATAATTGGAGCAACTACAATTGATGAATATCGTAAACATATTGAAAAAGACGGAGCTTTAGAAAGAAGATTTCAAAAGGTAATGGTTGAACCAGCATCTATTGAAGAAACTTTAGAAATTCTTGGTAATATTAAAGATAAATACGAAGCACACCATAATGTTAATTATACAGATGAGGCTATAAAAGCATGTGTTGATTTAACTTCTCGTTATATGTCAGACCGTTTCCTACCAGATAAAGCAATTGATGCTCTGGATGAATCTGGATCACGTGTTCATATTTCAAACATTGTAGTTCCAAAAGAAATATTAGATATTGAACAAAAATTATCTGATATTAAAAATAAGAAAACGGAAGTTATTAAAGGTCAAAGATATGAAGAAGCTGCAAAACTTCGAGATGTTGAAAAAGAGCTTCAAAAACAACTTGAAGATGCTCGTAAAAAATGGGACGAAGATACAAAAGAAAACCGACAAACTGTAACAGAAGAGAATGTTGCCGAAGTTGTATCAATGATGACTGGTATTCCTCTTCAGAAAGTATCTCAAAATGAGAATAAAAAACTTTCAATGATGCAAGAAATGATGAAAGGTAAAGTTATTGGTCAAGACGATGCTATTAACAAAGTCGTTAAAGCTATTCAACGTGGTCGTGTTGGTTTAAAAGATCCCAATAGACCTCTATTCTCTGGAATTCTAATTGGAAATAGTGGAGTAGGTAAAACTGAATTAGCTAAACAACTTGCTAAGTATCTTTTTGAATCTGAGGATGCTTTACTAAGACTTGATATGTCTGAATTTATGGAAAAAATAAATGTTTCTAGAATATCAGGATCTGCACCAGGTTATGTTGGTTATGATGATGCCAATTTTCTAGATAAGATAAGAAGAAAACCTTATTCAGTAATCTTATTAGATGAGATTGAGAAAGCACATTCTGATGTATTTAATTTATTTTTACAAGTTTTAGATGATGGTCAAATGACAGATTCGCATGGAAGAAAAGTTAGTTTTAAAAATTGTGTTATATTAATGACATCTAATGTTGGTACTAAGGTTCTAAAAGATTTTGGATCAGGAGTTGGATTTTCAACAAAACATAAAGAAGAAAATCAAAGTAGTAATGTAAAATCTGTTCTTGAAAAAGAATTGAAAAAGAAATTTGCTCCTGAATTCATAAATAGATTAGATGAAATAATTTATTTTAACGATTTAGATAAAGAAGATATATTAAAAATTGTTGATTTAGAATTAAATAAGACAATTTATAGAGCTAAAGAGATTGGATTTGAATTACATATTTCTGATACACTTAAAGATCATTTAGTTAAAGTTGGATATGATCCTCAATATGGTGCTAGACCTCTTAAAAGATCTATCCAAAAATGGATAGATGATTATATTACAGAATTTATAATTGAAAAAGAGCCAAAAACTGGTCAATTATTACACCTTACTTATAATAAAGATTCTGATAAAACAGAAGTAAAAATTGATAAAAAAAGTAAAAAGTAAAAAAATAAAAAGTGTGTTATATATTATAACACACTTTTTTTATTAAAGGCAATATCATAACCATATAAATCAAATGCCTCAGTACTGACATATCCATTATCTTGAAACATTTTTAATACAGATTCTTTTTTATCACCTAAATGTAAATGCTCTATATCAACTCTTTTAATATCATATTTATTCCAATCTAATGTAAGTGCTATTTCAGCATCTAAACCTTCTACATCAATTAATAACCAATCAATTTTTGATATATTATATTTAGATAAGATTTGATCTATTGTTCTAACTTCTACTTTCATAGTTCTAATATCATAATCGCCCCAGTGCTTAACAACATGAGATCTAACAAGACTTGCAACTTCATATAAAGGTCCATCTTTTGGAGTCCAAAATAGATCAAATTCACCTTCTTCTAGTCCAATAGCTGATGAATCTATTATTTTATTTTGTATATTTTCATAACACTTATTTAAAGAATCATGATGTAAAACCACAGGTTCTACTAAAATTAATTTTTCAATATAAGGATTATTATCATTAATCCATTTTGTTAATCCATCAAATCCTCTATTAGCTCCTAATTGTACTATTATCATTTTATATTTTTTTTTTATTTTCATAGAAAATATTACCAATATTTTCATGTACTTTTTCAAATCCTTTACTTAGTAAATAATCATGAATTTGTAGATTCACATTTGATTTACCATTAAATACTTGTTCATTATTTTGACTTTCATGACATAACAGTTTGATATAAACATTATCAAAATCAATACCCATTATAACATTAATATCTGATCCTTCTGTATCTATACTTAAAAAATCTATATGTTTAAAATATTTTTCTATTAATTTAGAGGTCTTAACAGCTTTTATTATAGTTTCATTATAACCATATTTAGATTCACCTTCATAATTTTTCCATTCTTTATTTCCATAATATCTGTTTGCTCTTTCTCTAAAACACTCATCCATTGTAGATACCTGATCAAATTCATAAAATTTTACAGAATCTATATCTTCAATATGTGCACAAACATTCTCTATAAAGATTAAAGGATTTTCAGAATAAAAATCTTTTAATCTTTTATAGAAAGTAGTGTTTGGTTCTACTAAAAGAGCACTCCAACCTTTGTCTATTAGATATTTGGAATTTGAATTTAAATCAGGATTAGCTGATCCAATCTCAATTACAACTCCTACTTTTTTTTCACCAAAAAAATCTAACAAGAATTTTTCTTCATCATATTGTCCCATTATTTTATTTTATTTTTATTTATAATTTTCAAATACCACAATCATAGAGTGAAAGTGTATTGAGTAAATATTATTATTTTCAACTTGTAAGTCAATACTTTTTATTTTACTTTGTATCCAATTATTAAAATCATCTCGATAATTTTTAAGATTATCATTTGGATCATTATACTTCATTCCAGGCCAAATATTCCTAATATCATGATGATTTAAAATTTCCTCATATGAATTTGATAGATCCTCAATAACATAAAAACCGCCTTTAACAATATTTGGATATAAAACATCAAATGTATTAATTTGATGTTTAGTTATATGACTACCATCATCTTAATATATCAATATCTCCTATAAAATTTTTTACATGATTTAAAAATATATTATCATTTTGATCTCCAATAAGAATTTTTATTCGGTCTGATTCAAATCTTTTACAATCTGGATTAATATCTAGACCGTATATTATTGCATTTGGAAAGTATTCAGACCACATTTTTAATGAATTTCCATTTAATACACCTATTTCAACAAATACTTTAATATCATTTCTCCTTTCTAAGAAATATTTATTATAAGTATCAAGATAGGTTGTTTTATTATATGTATGTCTAGATTTGTCTGTTCCATATTTTAATCCTAATTCTTGTAAATAATTCATTTATAATTTTATTTTTTTATCCAAAATTTTGGATTTAACCAATCGTTATTTTTTTTCCAATTAATTAACTGATTTAAATTATCATCATAATTTTTAACAAGAAATTCTTTATTTATCTCATTCCAACTATCTATTATAATGCATGGAAATTTTTCATGTAAATCACTTAATTTATTTCTTTTAATAATCGGTATTGTATTTAAATAAATAGATTCATAAAACCTATGAGTATCTAGTCCTGTACCAATTGGACAAAGTGAATATTTAGAGTTTTCTAAACTATTATAATAGTCAATATTTGGTATATCATTTTCATAAAAAATCCAGTCAAAATTTCTAAAATAATCTAAACAATCTAATCTTTCTTTATTTCTATTATGATAGAAATTTAAATAAACTAAATTTTTTTTAATATTTAATATTTCTACCTTATCAATTATTACTGATAACCTATCACTAAAACCTAATGGTATTTTAGTTAAACAATTATCAGTAACAACACTATTTATACAATAAATATGTTTTACAAATGGTTTTAATTCTTTAAGAATATTACTATCAAATGTTAAATCCGAATTATGAGTTATTAAATTAAATTTTGGTAATTTATTTTCTTTTAAAAGTTTTATATATTGAAAAATATTATCTAGGTTTAGAAAGATAAAATCATCTTCTTTAATTTCTAAAATGTTGAATTTAATATCATATCTATTACATAAATTCCAATTACAAATTGATTTAAAATCTTTTCCTGATATCATAAATATTGTATTATTTTCCAATATTCTGGATGCCTTATATTATTTTCATCAAAAATGTCACCTACAAACTCATAATCATTTCTTAAAGACGGGAAAGGTTTTATTTCTCCTCCAAATTTTAAATTAAATTCAGAATGTTCAATTGCTTTATCTTTTATAAGTGGATATATTACTTGTCCTAGGAAATCTTGGTCACAACCTTTTTTATCAAATTGTGTCCAAGATTTTATTTTTTCAATTATATCTAATTCTCTTAATATACCATTTCTACATCCAAACATTCCACCTAAAATAGGAACCGTATGATATGGATGATCTCTCATAATATGAAAATCTTTATCAGAATTTAACCATTCATTAATAGCAACAAATTCTCTATCTGAGAGTCTTGAATCACAATCTCTTGATAAGAAAATATTTACTTCAGGTTCTCCAGAGGACCAAAAACGCCAGAACATTCCTTTCCAATTATTATCAGAATCTACTAATACTACTTCAACATTATTACCTTTAATTGTGTCAATTAATTCTTTTTTACATTTATTATCAATATAAAATCTACAAATCCATTCTGGAAAATATTTTTCAGCTAGTTCAATATTTTTCAGAGCACCAAACCAATACATCGGATGATCACCCCATAAACTATATGATATTACATTTTTCATTTACTTAAATGCATTATTTTTTAATAAAACATCAGAACCATAATTTTCAACTACTGTCCAACTACCTGGTAGTTTTTTAACAATCTCATCTAATCCAATTTCACCCTCATATAACTCATCATTTGAGTATTCTGTATATAAATATCTTGTCTTGGATAAAGCCTCTTGTCCACCATCTATTAAATCACCCTCAGCTCCTTGAATATCTGCCCATATAAAATCAACAATACCAGGATTTACATCATTGTAATAAGTATCAAACTTATAACACTTAACTTTTGATTCTTCAAAAGTCATATCAGGCCAATATTCTAAAGTTTTTTTAGGCTTTCTAATAGATGAAGATCCATAAAAAGCTTGTTTAAAATGGCCTTCTCTTGATTCAGAACCACCAGATAAATTAAATGTTACTATATCATCTTTATTACCAATAGCTGCATTATTTAAAACTATTTCATTAACATGATTATTATTAATTTCCCAAAATCTTGGTATAATTCTATAATCACCTTCAAAAGCATGATATTTAAATTTTTTATGCATTTGTTTTAAAATACTACACATTACATTTGTATGTTGCCCATCACAAGTTTCAAATTCAAAAATAACGGGATTATCACTAGATGATACTATTTGAATAAATCTATCAAATATTTCCATTTTTTAATTAAATATTTTATATAAGAAAGATTTAATATTTTCTATCTTATTATCTTCAGGTATTATATTACCTGGTAACCAATCTTTTTTCAACATATCTAAATATTTATCATCATCATTATCCAATTCAATGATATGTTCAATCATAAGCCCAGTATATCCAAAATCATAAAAATTTACAAAAGATTTAGTATTAAATTCTTTATGAATTAAAGGATTTCCCCAATATAATGGAATTGAATTAACCGTCATAGGTTGCATGATCTTCTCAGTAGAATATCCCGGATGTTCTGGTCGATAAGCATTATTTTCAAATGCTATTGAAAATTTATATTGTGATTGAAAGTCTAACTTATCAGCAACTGGATATCCAATATTGTTCATCCATCTTCCTCCTGAATCAACTTTTTTATATTTAGATAATTGTTGAACAAAAGTATTTCTTTCACTACAATTCCCATTTGACGCAACAAAATTACAAAATTTTCTCTTAGCAAGAGATTCATCTATAATTTTAGGTCTGATTAAATCATAATATCCATCATATAATAAATAATGTGGTAATCTATAATTTCTCTGATCATTTAGATAATCAAAAGAAAATGACCACTGACAATATCCTAATGGTGGTGCTATATTTTCACCAGTATAAAATATTTTAGTACATCTGTAACTTTGATGATGATTTCCAAATACGGAAAAAAATAAATATTCTGGATTATTAGATATTTCAACATCAAACTCTTCTTTTAAAAGATTATAAAAATAGTTATCAGTTTTACTAAAACCTGGCCAAAAATCACTAAAATCTATTTTTATTTTTTTCATATTGTTAATCGATCTCCTACCTTCATATTTTTTCTTTTATTCCAAGTCTCTTCATCTTCTTTCCATTTAGCATGATATTGCACATCTAATTGATCAGCTTTTCTTTTTCCTGCAGCATGATGTAGGTGTTCAAATAAAGTAATATCTGTCATTCTCTCATCAATTAATAAACCTGATTCTTTTAAATTTATATACAACTCACAATCACTATACATATGAGTATAAACTGGACTATATATTGTTTTATTTAATTTTTCAAAACATCCCCAAGTCATAATTGGAATTGTAATAGCAGGATATTGCATATTAGAAGAATCTGGTAATTGGTATCCATCTCTAACCATCAGTCCACCTTCTCGATTTTCTAATTTAGAAATTAAATATTCATCCCAATTTTGCGGAGGTAAAAAATCATCAGACGCAAAAACAACTATATCACCAGATTGGCCTTCAGTTGTTGATGATAATTGATAGGATGGATAGCAAACTCCTATCTTATCAGTATTTACAGTAATAATACGAAAATCATTATTATTTAATTTAAAATATTCTTTGATTGTGTCTGAATGCTGTTCGATATTAACAGCGACATGTGTTTTGATATTAATTGGATTTTTAGATCTACCAATCCAATATGGGTGCATTTGTTTAAAGACATCAGGTCTTATCGTACACCAGAGTATATGAATCATTAAAATTGATTATTTTAATAATTATACAATATAATGAATATTTAGTTGTTAAATTTTTTGAATAATTGTAGGAACAGAACCCAATTCAAGAACTTTACTTTTGTCTAATAAGAATTCTATATCATAAAAATTAAAGTGAAATGTCATTGTAAATTCTTTTGAACTAACTTTTTGTTGAGCATAATCAAATTTATTCTCACTTAAATTCGTCAATATAACTTCTCTAAATGAGATTCTATATATTCCGTCACGATGTATATCAACCGCAGTTATAGTAAATGGATTAACGTATAATTTATCAACATCTAAATAATGTTTAGATAAAATATCAAATACTATCCAATAATTAATATCAGCATCAACTGATGCGAATGTTATAGTTATATCATGTCCAACAATATCTTGAATATTTTTAGCTGGTTTATACATTCTTTCTTTTCCTCTAATAAGGTATTGCATAGGTATTTCAAAATTTACACCCGGAAAACTAACAGATTTTATTGTAGAATTTAGATAATCTAAAACATTCTCATATTGTATCCAATTTTTTTCAAGAATTGGAGAATAAGATTCTATTACTTCTGCTGGTATAAAATCGGGAGGAAGATTAAATACAAATTGGGACGATTGTGAGGAAATTCTCAATTTTTTAAATTATTTTTTAAAATCTCATTTACATTTAAGATTTGTGTATATGGTATTCTAACCAACCTCAAATTATTTTCTTTACACCAATCATTTTTTGAATTATCTCTTTTAATACAAGATTCAAATTCTTTTTGTCCACCAAAATATTCCACTGGTTCAAAATGTTGTCTTCCATCAAATTCAATACATAAATTGTAATAAGGTAAATAAAAATCAAAAGTTAATTTATTTATATATTTACATGTATCAAACCCATATTGATGATGATATTTAATATCATTTTCATCAAGATATTTAATAATATATTTTTCTCCTTTAGATACTTCTTTACACTTAGGACATCCTTGTCCATTTAGATGTTTTGATGCTATCTGAGAAAAAACTCCATGTTCAGGACATATTATATCAATCTTTCTCATTATATTAGTAAAATTTACACCAGAGTAATCATATTTATTATTATGTATATGATTTAATTTATCAATTAAATCACTAATTAACCATTTTTGTTTACCACCGCATTTAGGACAACCATCTTTACAATTAATATGGTTTGATACATTTTGTAAAAATTCTCCATGTTTGGGGCATATAATTTTAACTTTATCTGTACTTTTATTAAAATTCACTAATGAATAATCATATTTATTTTTATGTATTTTCGATCCTTTTAATTTGAAAAATGAAATAGTAATTTTATTAGGACTCATTCCTTTTAAATGCCTATCTATCCTATAATTTGATATATCCCCTGTTAAGTTATCAATAATTTTAATTATATCAGTAGAATAATAAAATTCCTTTTCTATAATATATTCATATTTATTATTATGTATAATCTTTAATTTTGAAATTAAAGATTGTGATTCTATCTTAGTTGGATTTATACCATTTCTATGATGGTCTGATAATTGAGTATAATAAAGTTTGTTTTCTTTATTAAATATTTTTATATAGTTATCAGATTTTACAAAATCTGAATCAATAAAATATACAAATTTATTTTTGTGTTTTTTTTCACATTCATTTATAAAATCTTCTTTTGTAATATTCCTTCCCGAACATTTTGGACAACCTTGCCCATCTTTATGATTTTTTGATATTTGATTAAAAATTCCATGTTTTTTACATATTATTTGAATTTTTTTAGAAATATTAATATAATTAACTAACGAATAATCATATAAATTTCCATGTTTTTGAATACATGCATCAATAAAATCTGATTGAGATAATCTTTTCACATTTTATATATTAAAAATAAAATGTCATCTTTTACTTATTAGTCTTATTTATTTTTTAAAGGTATTTTTTGAAAATCCTGATAATCCATCTTTTTTAATAGGATTTTTAGATTCAGTAGTAATAGGAACTCTTTTTCTAGTTACTATTGCTATTTCTTGTTCTTTAGGAGGTTCAATAATTTCCGCATCTACATTACCAGATCCAACCAAAATACCAGTATCGATATTACCTATTATATCAGATAAATTTCCATCACCTAGACTAGTAGCAGTATCAAGTATTGTGTAAAGTCCAGTATATATAACATTTGTTATTCCTTGATTAGTAGTTATTATATAAAATATTGTATTTCCTGATTTATATATTTTTTTTAAATCTTGAAATTTATTTTCATTTACTCTAAATTGACACATTCCCAACTTAGCAACAGTTTCATTTGAAAAATATTGAGTAAATTCAACAACAGTTTCACTATTTTTAAATACTAATTTTAAATCATTACAATTAGTCAAATCTAAAGGTTCTAGTTGTTTATCATTTGAATATCGATATGCTATCATAAACTTATAAATATTATCAAATGGTTTAATTCCTATTTTTAAACCACCAACATAATGATAGTTTTGTATTTTATCTTTATAAACTTTATTTAAAGCTTGACTTGAATAACAAGAAATACTATAATATGATGCAATAGAATTAGATTCCTCTCCATCTTTTGAAGAAGATACTCTTTTATAATTAGATAATGGTAATAATTCTGGAACTGGTACTTCAATTGAATTTTCTGGTGTTGGTGATTTTCCTAATTGATCAATATGATATTTACTAAATTGATTTTTAGAATATATCTTAGGTTTAAAAGCATTTCTAATATTTATTTTTTTTCTATTAATTAAATATTTAGATAATTGATCAGGAGTCATTCCATATGCACCTTTTCTAATTACTATATTACCATCACTTTTATTAATTAATTTCATTTCAACATCAATAATAGATTTTGTTGTTGAATATTTAATTATTGGACGATATTCGATAATTTCAGTAAAATCATTTTCAACTCTATATGTAAGGCTTTTACCTTTTATATTCTCCTCAAAAATTGTAACTAAAAATTCTAAGTAATAATATTTCCCAATTCTTAATGAACTATCAATAAATTCAACAAATTCTTCAAAATTATTATTATAAGTAGCATTTATTTCAAAATAATCTCCATTTGTTGATTCTTGAATATAAATTCCAAGAGCCTCTAATTGTGGTGTTTGTGCTACTTGTAAAGTATTTTTCTGAGTTGTTAAATAACTTTTAACACCACCTATCTGTGTTATTTTAGTAATAAATCTAAAATCTATAAAAATAGGAGATGTTTGAGATAATCCATCACCATTAGTTAAATAATAGTTTAAACTTCCAGGCTGTGCATATCCATCTTCTCTTTGTAATGCAATTGAATAAACAGAGGGAACATTTAACTCTATAAATTTGTTCCAAGTTTTATCTTGATAAAGTAATGGTGATGTAAATGTTTGTAATATATCTGATGATGTGGAATCTGTTGCATCAAAGAAAAAATTGGAAATATCAAAAAATTTATTATTTCTATAATTATAAGTATAAAGTCTTAAATAAAATCCTTGATATTCACCAAATATATAATTTGAAGGAAAATAAATTTTTAATTTATCATGTCTAATAGAAACTGGTGATACATATTGATTAACACTAAGAAAATTATATTTATCTGTATCAACTTTAGCATATTTATTTATTGAAGAATCTATACTAAATAACTGATAATCTTGTATATTATTTGTAATAGATGAATCTGATGACATATAAGAATTAATTAAATCCTTTGAATTATTTAATATCTTATATGGTTCTAAAATTAGATTGCTGGAGTCATAATTCCATTCTAAAAGAACATCTTTATCTAATTTTTTAAATTCTGATTTCATCTAAATTATTTATAATTTTTTACTACCTTTAGGTATATTATCATCTGGTGAATATTTAATGTTTTGTGATTCACCAGGTGATGTATTAGTATTATTTTGAATATTAGTAAATTTTACTGAATTATTATTTGGATTAGTTTTATAAATCTTATTCTTTTTTATTAGATCTATATCTTTACTTTTCGGTAAAAACTCTCCAATAGAAACATCTTTTTCGGATAATCCTATTCCTTTATCATTTCTTTTATTTGATAATCCAGAATTTATGTAATCAGATAAATCTTTTCTTAAATCTTCATAATATTTAAAATCTATAGTTGATTTTGTAAATTTATCATTTGATTGGGTTGTATAATATAATTCTAATCCATTAATTGGTTCTATATTAAGTCCTTTGAAATACCCTAATACAAGATTTATTTTATCTAAATTTAAATTAGGATTTGGCATAACCGGATTTAAACTTGTAAATCCACTTGATTTAAATTTATCTGATATTTTTTCTGGTTTAAGAATTCTATATTTTAATAAAATTATTTCTAATGGTTTATTATCTTTAGGTTTTATATAATTCTTCTTATCACCACCTAGTTCTATTGCATTTTGTGATGATATCCATCTAGGTTTAAATGAAAATGATGATCCGGAAAATCCTGATCCTTTTTTAATTTCTTGATTCGAAACATTATCAATTGGATTTATATTAACACCCTTTGGAATATTTAAATTATTATCCAAAATTTCATTAATAGATTCTGTAGGATTTATTTCTGTTTTTACTTCAACTATTTCTGAAATATTTTGATTTTTTAAATATTCATTCTCAATTTTATTATTATTAATCGATGAGTCCCATGGTAAAAAGAAAGAACTATAAATTATATTTTTTAATCCATCCGAATCAACACCAGTTATATAAAATAAATCGAATCCTGAGCTCGATATTTCTTTTATATCAAAATATTTACTACCACTTACTTTAAAAACAACATTTCCTTTTTCAAAATCATTTTCAGATGAATCTCTATAAATATCAAACTCTAAAGTTTTCTTATCATTTTTTATTACCATCTTAATATTTTCTAGTTCTGTTAAATCATATGGTAATGGTTCTTGACCATTAACTTTTATTATTTCAAGTTTGATGATATTATCAAATGGATAGATATAAACAATTGATTTATTAACTGGTATATATGGTATTTTATTAAAAACCACTTCACTATTATTGTTTCCAAAATAATAATTATTTGAAAATAAATTAAATGGTAATTTTTTTAATGTTAAAATTGGTTTAGTTCCGAAAGGATCATTTCCAGTATTAGGAAGAATAGTTGATTTAATATTAAAAACTTCTTGCTTTTTAGAATTTTTTAAATTTATTTTTGTAGAGTTTTTTGAATATTTAGATATATCAACACCCCCACCAGAACCATTAGCAGTATTTAATCTATCATTTGGCTCACTTCCCATTTTTGATCCTCCACCTTGTAACATACCATATGATGATTTTCTTTCAATAAAAGATCCATCAGAATTATCAATTAGTCGAAGTGTGACATCTATTACTGCCGTTGTTGTTGTGAATTTTAAAATAGGTCTATATTCAATTTCATCACCAAAATCTTCATTTACTACAAAAACATTACTTTTAGTTTTAATATTTTTCTCATATAAATCTATTTGAAATTCAGCATAATATCTATTACCAGAATAATAAGATTCATCTATAAAATTTTCGAATTCAGCAATATTTCCGTTATATGTTCCGTAAATTATAAAAAAATCACCTTGTGACGATTCTTCTATTTTAACTCCTAGTTTTTCAAATTCTGGAGTCTGAGGAACAACCACGGTTTTTCTTGATGATAAATTAAAAAAATTATTTCCATTAACCGAATCAACACTATCTATAAAATGAAAATCTATAAATATTGGTGAATTTTTAGATAAACCAAGTCCATCTGTTAAATTATAATTAATTGAATTTTCTTTAGTTATATTATATATTCTTTGATCTGAAACTTTAGTTACTGATGGTATTTGAATTTTAACATATTTTCCCCATTGTTTCTGATTTATAATTTGGATAGGAGATGAGTATTCTAATTTATAATTTTGTTCAATATCTGTTATATTGAAAAAAAAGTTTGTAAGTTCAATAATTTTTGTATTATCAAAATCATAAGTAAAGACTCTTAAATGGAATCCTTTATGATTAGAAAATGTGTAATCTACTGGAACATGAACTTTTATAATATCATATCTAATAGGAATAGATGTTGCAAAATTTCTAATCTGTAAAAAAGAATGACTTTCACTAATACTATTATTTAAACTACCTAAAGGCACTTTACCATATCTACCTTGAATATTATCTATTCGATAAAGTTGATTATATAAATCATTATTTGTTTGTTTATATCCTCTTGGTGTTGGTCTAATCTCATCAGCTGATACAAAACACTTAATATTACTTTTAGTGTTGTATAAGATATTATATGGCTCTCCAATAAGATTAGAGTCGTCATAAATATACTCTATTAATATGTCATCATCTATATTAAAATATTTTGAGATTTTCATCCAAAGAATGTTTTTTGGATATATATTAAAAAAACCTCTCTTATGAGAGGTTTAATTTTTGAATATATTCTTGAACTTCATTCTTTATTTCAGAATCAATCATTTCAGGATATCTTTGTTTTATATCTCTGAATAATTGATTTTCATCTTCTTTTAATTTATCAATATTTTTATTAAGGTTATTAACAAAAGTCTCACTATTATTAATTTCAGATTCTAATTCCATAATAATTTTAAGAAGTTTAGATTTTGCCATTTCTGGATCATTTATCTTATTTTGATCTAAATTTATTTTTAAATCATTTAGATCAACTGCCTTTTCTTCTAAAATTGTTAGAATATCTCTAATATTTTTTTCATATAATGAAATATTATATTTAATCGATATGTATTCTTTTCTTATATTTAAAGCTCTTTTTAAGAAAATTTCTTGAATCATTCTATAGACATATTTTTTGGAGGAACAGGTTCTCTTCCTTCTTTTAGTAATCTATCTTTTGGTGGCTGTGGAGGTGGTGGAATTGTATTTTTAACAACAGGTTTTCTATTACTTTTTATTGGATCTGGTAATCCTTCATTTAAAACTTCTCTATTATCTTTTTCTACTTCTGGTATTACTCTAGTTGATTTTTTTGTATCTTTTTTTGTATTTTTTAATAAATTCTTTTTATCAACCATTGATTTTATTTCATTTAATATTTTTTCTCTTATAATTAATGGATTTTTTAATATATTATTAGTAAATTCATCAGCTAAATATTCAATAATAGATATTTCATATGAATCTTCCATCATTTCTATAAAATCAAGTCTTGGTATTTTACCATCAATACTAAGATTTATTTTAAAATCCGTATTTCTTTTAACATTTTTGAACATTGTTATGACAGGATCTTGAACTTCAAATCTTTGTACAGGTGGCTCAGAATATATTTGATTAGGTTCAACATATTCTTTATTTGAATTAATTTGTTGTTCGATAGGTTTAACTTTTTCAGAAGGAGTTTCAAATTCTGGATCTAAAATTTTAGAAAATTTTTCATTTTGTAATCTAACACTTTCATCAACTGATGTAGCACCATATTTTCTTTTTAATTCTTCAACTTCGTCTAATGGGTCTCCAACAATTACTGCACTTTCATTAGAAAGTGGATAAGATGGATTAATATTATGATTATTATTATCATTAGATACTTTACTTAAATCAACACTTTTTATTTTATCAGCGAAAGCGTTATAAGTATATTGATCATTAAAGAAAACATTAGGATCCACTATATCTTCTTTTATAATTTTTGTTGAAAAACTTTCATTTGAAGAATTTTTAATCGGTATAAATAATTTATCATTTACTAACAAATTTACATCTATTTTTTGTCTATCTGATGTAATAGCAATATTTTGATACTGATCAATTATTGTAAACGTATCATTTGTTAATCTATTTCTAAAAGTTTTGTTTGTAAAATCCATTTTTTATACTTATGTTTTATAATTTTTATATAGTGTATTTATTAAAAGTTTAAATAAAAAAACCCACATAAGTGGGTTTTTTTATTTAAACTTTTATTTAAAAATCATCAAAAAAGTCATCATCATCATCATCTTTAGAAGAAGGTTTTTGTGAAGTCAAAGTCTCTTCAAAATCAAAATCATCTGATGTTGGTTTTGATTCAGCTTTTGAAGATATAAAGCTTTGTGAAGATTTTCCACTCATGAAACTAATAATTTCATTAATTTTTCCTTGTTGGATATCGTCTAGTTTTTTAGGACCAAAATCTTCTAAATTATGCTCACGGTCCATTAAGAAATCTTTAACAGTTGTTTGAGCCTTTGGATCAATCTTACCGTCTAAAAGAGGAGCATTTTTGAAAACACCTTTGTCTTTGAAATAGATAGGAAGTGAAGTTGTCTCTGGTCTAAACATAGACATTTTATAATCTGGATATGTTTCGTCACCAGTTTGTATTTCTTTTACAAGAAGAACAAAATCTTTACCAGCTGAAAGATCAAATATATTACAACTTACACCAGAAATTTCACCATTTTTTTCAGCTGAAATTTTATCTTTAATTGTTTTACCATATTGGAAAGTCATAATTCTACCTACTAATTCTGGCTGTTGATCATCTTCTAATACTAAAACGTAAGAATAGTATTTTTTAGAATACTTTAACATCTTAGCTCTTTCGTGAAGAATTGCATTTTTAGAGTTTGTCATTTGGTAATATAAATCACTTAAAGCACATTTTTCACCGAA